GACACACCAGTCATAGTACGCAATGAAGATACAGGAATATGTGAGGCTTGCGGTATTGAATATGTGTATGTAGATGGACAAAAAAGATTTGCATGATGGGTACGTGGGATTATGAATATGAAACTCTAATAATAGAATTTCATTATGACTATGAGCCAGGAGAGCCTATGATATGGTCTTATCCTAATGGAGATCCAGGTCATCCAGGATCAGATCCTTCAGTTACATTACATAAAGCAATGCTTGTATTGTCTGATATAAATGGAAAAAGGATCAAAGTAGACATATGGCCACTGTTGCATCATCTTTATGATATAGATACAGATGAAGTAGAAGCAGAAATACTAGAATATCATGAGTCAGAATAAAGATAAAATTAGAATAGTAAAAGGAAAAAAGTATATATTTACAAATGGAAGGTGGATTAATGCATCACCTACAGTTGAATTAGATCCTCATGATCCAGATTATAGTTGGGATTGGGATCTTAAAAATAGAAGATAATGATTGAGAAATTGATTAGTGTTGTAAATTTGTTAGAGAAGGTAGAGACACATCCGGGTACCTCACAAAGAAGCCTGGATGTGGCTTTATCAATATTAACAGAAATAATAAAAGAAAAATGACAGAAGAAGATATAAAATACAGACAAGGTAGAAGTAGACGTAGAGTAGAAAGAACAGAAAAAGTTGCTGGCATAAGTACAGTAGCTGTAGGACTTATACTCATTATACTATTCCTACTAAATAGCTGCAGGACAGCTGATAAAGTTGTTCCAAAAGATTGTTGTGATAAATATGAAAGCTATCTAAATGAAAACCCGTGGATTATGCATTGGGAAATCATAAATGATAGTATACATATATATACAAAATCAGATTCAATAATAGATGAACATGCAAGATGGAGATATCATGACTCTATCTACAATGCAGAGGAGCTATGAGAGATCAGCTGTTTATAGAAGGCACAGTAAAAGATGGAAAGTTACATTTCCCTATAAAAGCATACCAAACTAAATATGATAACTTCTTTAAAGAACATGAAGATGGTGTAAGAGTAGAAGTTTTCATAGGTGTACAGGATGGTAAAGGTAGTAACCCACAATTAGCAAGAATACACGCAATGATCCGTGAGATAGCTAATGAGCTTGGGTATACCTTTGAAGAAGTAAAACTTCAAGTAAAAAGAAAAGCAGGATTATGCTTTATGAAGAATAATAAAGAGTATTGTAAATCATTTGCAAAGTGTGATAAAGAAGAACTAAACCTTGCAATTCAAGCAGCTATGGAAATAGGAGATTTTAGTGGTATGCAACTAAGGTAATGGTGGTTCATCTCTATATGAAACAAGTAATAAACATATTACTACAAAACATAGAAAAAGAGTTATTCCATTAGTCATTACTTAACTATTTTAAGTTTATTTGTTAGATCAGCAAGTTTATCATTAATATTAGTACCTGATGCAAGAGCTTTGCCTAATTCTGCAATGTCTTCTTGAGTAGCATTAGTAGTAGTTTCTTTTTCATAACCTTGCTCTTTAGCTAAGAACTTCATTTGTTGTAGTAAAGACCATAAACAATATACATCCATCTCAAAATCATCTAGCTTAGGACCATCTTTGGCTCTCTCAGCTAGTTCTTCTTGAGATAGGTTTAGTTTACCAAGTTCTTCATCAATCTTTTGAATTTCAACAAACTTTTTAAAAGTTTCACCTATAGTCTCAATTTTATCTTCTTGAGTAACCCAATTGGTTAAGATCTTTTCTATACCAGGGATATAAACAGTTGATACTTTGATACCTGTGATAACTTTTGTAAAGTCATAGGTCTTATAGGTTTGTAAATTCTTTTTCTCAGACATAATATTAATTTTAAGCATCAAAGATACAATAAATTATGGAAAATATAGCAATAGATATAACAAATATACGTGACTCACTAAATGATAAGTTACAAAATAGTGGTTGGGAGCGCATGTTGTCTCCCTTTATAAATGGATTAGAGTTTGATTTAATAATGCAATCTTTAGTCAGTAAAGTAAATGAAGGTAAAAGGTTCACTCCAAAGTTTAGAGATGTGTTTAATGCATTCTATGAGTGTCCATATGATGATCTAAAGATTGTAATAGTAGGTCAAGATCCATATCCACAGCTTGGAGTTGCTGACGGAATAGCTTTTAGCTGTAGTAATAAAGGCAAAGCTGAAAAATCTTTACAGTACATACTGAAGCAAACTATAGGTGACTATACTAATACAGGTAGAGTTATGTATACACCAGAAGAATGTGATCTAAGACGTTGGTCTAATCAAGGTGTACTTCTTATTAACACAGCATTTACTGTAGAGATTAATAAGATAGGATCACATTATCACATATGGAAACCATTTACTAAATACTTATTTGAAAATATAAATAAGCATAAAAAAGATACAGTTTTTATATTAATGGGCAGAAAGGCAGAAGAGTGGCAAACACTTATTCCTAACTGCAAAACATTAAAATGTTCACACCCAGCATCAGCTGCTTATAGAGGTGGTGAGTGGGATTGTAATGATGTATTTAGTAAAGCAAATAACATACTAGAAAACCAGGGAAAAAGTTGTGTCAACTGGTAATTTTTAGTATCTTTGTTAACCCAAATTAAATTATAAATGTCTAATAACCAACAACATACGGACATAAAAAGGTTCAAGAAAACTTTTTTCAATAAGCATAATGTAGAGGTATATGTATTCACTCCAGAACAGAATGAATACATGTTATCTCTAGCTACACTTAAAAAGTGTGCTTATAATGCGTTTGTACAAAATAACCCTAAATACAAATACATAGAGTCCATGGCATCTAGAGTAAGATATAGAGAATTTCAGATATATTATCAGAGTATGTCTCATATAGCTTATCTATCTGGTCATAAGAAAACAAACATAGGGAAATCAATTAATAAAAATCATGCATCAATTATTAATGCAGTTAGAATGGTAGAGAATGCTTTCTTCTGTAAGGATAGAGAAATGATAGGTGCATATAAACAAATTTTAAAAGAGATAATTAAAGATGTGGGAACTATTCCAGAAAATATTAAAAGAAAAATTGACTCCCAACCAAACTCTAATCTTGTTTGGGATGAGGAACAAAATAGCGTTACCACTATCTAAACAAGAAGACAAGGATCAGTTAGTAAACCTTGGATATTTAAACTTAGATGATAACGTATATAAACTAACACCACAAGCAAAATTGTTTATGGTGAGACTAGATAATTATTTTATAAAAGCTAAAAAGAAGACTGATATTCAACTTATGGGTAAGAATCATGTAGATAAAATAAATGCATATAGAGAAATATTTCCTGCTAAAAAAATACCTAGTGGTAAACCAGCAAGAAACAATGTAAAAGCTCTTGGTGAAGCATTTAGATGGTTCTTTGAAACATATGATTATACATGGGATGATATAATAAAAGCAACCAAAATGTATGTCAATGAGTATAGAGATGCTGATTATCTGTATATGCAGACAAGTCAATACTTTATATGTAAACAAGATAAGCATAGAGTTAAGCATTCTACATTAGCTGACTACTGTGATATGATACTAGAAGGTATTAACACAGAAGATGAACACTTTAAAGAGAATGTAGTATGAGTAAAACATCAGATGCTTGGGTTGGACAATATGCAGCCTTCAATGAAGCACTTAAATATATGTTTAAGAGATCTACCGGTGAGGAGAAATCTATATATACACCTTGGCCCAAGTTTAATGATGCAACAACTGATGGATTAGAATGGAACACATTAACTGTAATTGGTGGTAGACCTGGTTCAGGTAAAACACTAATTAAGGATCAAATAATTAGAGAATCATTTATATTAAATCCTAATGATAAGTTTAGAGTACTAGAATTTCAGTTTGAGATGGTTGGTAGAACATCAGCTATTAGAGAATTTAGTTCAATTACTGGTAAAACTTATAAAGAATTATGTAGTGCTGGATCAGTACTAAGTAATGAGATATTAAATCAGTGTCATTTATATGCTAAAGAGAGAGTTAAATATCCTGTAGATATTATATCTACACCTATGACTGTAAATCAAATGCGTGAGCAAATAGATAAATATATGACAGCTCATAAAGGAATAAATACAATTGTAACTCTAGATCATAGTATGCTAGTTAAGAGAGCACCATATCAGAATAGCACATTAGATATGCTATTTGAGTTAGGTGAGTTCTTTACTCAGTGTAAGAGAGACTATCCTTGTTTATTTATATGCTTATCACAATTGAATAGGAATATAGATAACCCGGATAGAGCTATAGATGGTAAATATGGTAACTATATACTTGAGTCAGATATATTTGGCTCAGATGCTATGCTTCAGCATGCAGATACTTTAATAGGTATTAACAGGCCTGCTAAGCAGAA